ATCAATCATTCCCGAGTCCATCAATAGCTCAAAAATCTTTCCACGGACTTCCGTGGGGAGATTAGCGAGATCAAGCTGTTGAGTATGCGTGTGGTTGTGCTCGATGCTTCCTGAATGTTGGATCTTGTTGCCGTATTCTTTCGGCATAAGCCGCTCGGCGGCGAACATGGTCGCCTTTTCTGAGCCTAAAGCTATCAGCTTGAATAGCTGCCCCTCGACGAAGAAGCGTTTAGACGCTTGTACTTCAGCTATCATATCGGCAAATTCAGGGTCGCTAGCGACCCATTTATTGAACTGCTTTACTGGTACATTCAGTGCCTTACACGCTGCTTGTACGTCAAAGAAATTTTGCATCAAGCCGTAAGCTAGGATTCGCTGCCTCTCTCGTTCGCCATTGTTGGCGATTGCGAGCAATGCGGATTGTTTAGCGTCGGCTAGTGCTTTATGGTCGTTTAGAATCGCCCAATACGCTTTAGATTCATCCGATAGCGATTCGAAACAAGCTGGTAGCCGATCCGCCTGAGCCGCTTGAGCGGCATTGGCGAAGGGCTCGTATTGGTAGAGATCTGTTAATTGCTGTTCGGATACATTTAGATTTTCAGCGATTTTCGCTGTATCATCTCCGAATTTTAGATGCAGGCGATAAGCCTGCCAGATTAGATTGGGGTCGAGGTCCATTACTTTACCGCTTTTAGCGGTCGGAAGGTCTGGCTTTAATCAAAATCGGATTGGTGTAAGTGCTTACATTGAGGCGATAATAGTTTCCGCCCGAAACGCGGAGAGCTATATTCGCCGTAAGGGAGACTTCTCCGGCAGAATCCCTAGCTGCAAACCAGTTGGAATCGTCTGGCGATACTTGAAGGGCAGCGATTCCCCATCCAGCAGCAGAAAAGAATAAAGTATGGTCGCCTTCAGGCAGATACCAACTGGCACTATTACCAGATGAGCTTACGGTGAGTGGTAATCCAATTATCATAGTCGAGTCGCTTTCGATTTAGGGGTTGAGTTCATTATAGCAAGCCTGCGTTTTGTACGTCTGTTTTCGTCGGTAATACCGTCGAAGCTTCTATTTGAGCAAGGGTCGGCTTGCCGTCCACACTCGTCTGGGTCGCTCTTTCGGCTACAGTCGCTTCTTTGGCCAGTACGGTTGACGCTTCGATTTGCGCAAGTGTCGGCCTTGCTGTTGCCACGACTCCCACCGCGTTGACAGTTGCCTCTCTTGCTAGGATCGTTGAAGCCTCAATTGCTGGAAGGCTTGGCTTTGTGTCTACGCTTACCTGCGTTGCTCTCGAACTGACAGCAGCGTCGATATGAGCCACGTTAAGCCCTGTCACGCTACCGACAGCCCCGACGACAGACGCAACCGAACCTGTGACGTTACCACCTACGTTTCCAACCACCGAAGCAACCGAACCGCTAACATTACCCGCAACGCTTCCCACCGAGCCTGTCACGCTTGCAATCGTAACATCCGAGGCAACCTTAGCGTCGGTGATTGCGTCGTTAGCAATACCTGCCGCTGTTATCCAGTTGTTTGGGATTGATGGCAGGTTTGTTAAGTTGGTGACTGTAGTAATTGTGCCTGCTGTAATATTCGTTGGAGATGCAACTGTTGTTGGAAAGGTAGCCGCAAGAAAACCTGTCGGCTGCGTGTACGTTGCCATCCTCGACGAGACAGCAACATCTAGATTCCCAACCGTAAGACCTGTCACCGCTGAGACAGTCGGCACAACTGCCCCGGTATGCGTGACCCCATCAAGCCTTACCTGCCCCGCTGTAGCTGCGTTAGTCGTTACGATAGTCTTGCTGACCGATGTACAATTAGCTTTGTAGGCTGCAACGATAAAAAACTCTGCGTTCGTTTCTGCCTGTGTCGGCGCATAAGTCCAAATGCCACTCGTAGCATCACAATCAAGCGTGCCTGCTGCTGCTCCCCAAGCACCTATACCGATCTTGACTCGTGCCGACGCTCCTGTCGTTTGCTGTGTTCCGTCTGATTTCAGGACGATCTCACCTAGATCGATAACAGGAGGTGATGCGTTATTACGTGGGTACATATCCTTAAATCCTCCCCCGATAGCTTGGCGATTGCGTGACGCCACAACCGAAATCTGTATACCCGGTGGTGGCGTGTTTTGATTCGACAGCAGCAGAAGCATAGTAAAAAAAACCCATCAGCAGCATGTTAAATTACCAATGGAATTACACTAAAGTTAAAAGTAGGTTTTTCGTCTCGGTTGTTTTTGCGATTTGGGAATCAATCATTTCGATCTGTGCAACGTCACCGAGCAAAGCGGCACTAGATCGCAAGTGCCCCAGGTACACTAATCGACGTTCACACAACTCAATCAATTCGCTGATGGACATTAGATCACCATTTGCCGATACATTAAGGTTGAAGTGTTCATCAACAAGTAGACGTAGTGGATTTCTGTTGCGCCGTCGTAATACGTTGCATCGAAAGCCGTATCTCCGACAATAGCAGCACCTTGGACGACTGGCATCGTTGTCCAGCCCATCATGTTCTGGTCGGCAATGTCGTACTCAAACCAACGGTTCGTGGCGTCTTTTTGAATATACAACTTGTCGTTGATGTACGTGTATTTCGATCCTGCACCAAAGACTTCAGTAGCAGGTGAATAGGTGACACCCGACACCCACGTATTCGCTGCGATGTCGTAGTAGTCAAGCACCGCACCGGCAGCACCACGGAACGAATAGATTCGCTGCCCGTTGATGATTGCGTTTTCGTTCGTCCAGTTGGTATTCGTCTCGCCATAAATCCAGTGTGCAGATAGACCAGCACCAGGAGCCGCAGCCCTTGCCGCTGTTGGCGATAACGTAGTCCATGTATTCGACGTGATCGAATAACGGTAAAGCGTTACTGCGTTGTTGCCCAGGTAGTAAATGAAGTCGTCGTTGCCTTCAATCGAATACACCGAAGTTGCATCGGGTTGAGTTGTCCATGCAGAACTTGTGGTTATTACTGTAGCTGTGTTGGATGCAATCGTTCTGATCTGTCCCGCACCAGTTCCAGACACAATCCGAATCTGATAGTTAGTCCATGAGTTGACTGCCCAAGCCTTGCCTGAATTGGTGAGTGTCGAAGCACCGCCAGCCGTTGCCGTACCTGTCGCGAAAGATCGATAATCTGTATTGATCCAACTCGGCGTCGATATGAGCTTTCCGTCTGTTCCGAGCGATGCCGGAAGGCCAGTGTTGGATAGGGTGGTCCAAGTGTTAGTTGCCCAGTCGTACTTTCGGAACGATCCTGAAGCAAGCGTTCCTGAACCGACGACATACCACACCGGGGTGCATAAACGATAGACCGTCGAAGCAGTAAAAGCTGATGCCTGCGTTGCCACAGTAATTGTCGCATTGGTTCCTATTGTGTTGGACACAATTGGCAAAGTCACTCCAGCGTTCGGCCCCGAAAGGATATGCACCGAATAACCAGCCAGCGACCTCGCAAGTGTTTGGTTGGTGATAATAGTTGAAGTGCTACCACCTGTTGCCGTTAGCGATGCTGCACCCACTGTCGTACCAGTTGACCAAGCACCAGCTACACCCGCTGCACCTGCTGCTAGTGTGCCCGCGAGCGCTGGTGAGGGGACTTGCACCCAACCGTCCTCGAACGGGTTATAGAGATACGCAATCGTCAACGCCTGGACGTATAGCTGTTGCTGTCGGAAGTGCCTCGACGAAGCAATAAACGATCCTGCTGCTGATGCAACCGGAGCTGGTGTCACTTGCTCCCATCGCTTAAGATCAAGTAATTTTCTATTTCCGTTTGTTGTTGCCATTATGTCACCGAAATGTTTCTTCTAAGGTTATCTGCTGTCATTCGTTCAAAGGAAGGAATCTGTGAGTTAGCCGATTGCCCACCAACTTGTGCAAGATTATTCACTGTCGATACAGTCGTCACGCCTGTAAGTGTGCCGGTAGCTGTCACCGTGCCTGATACGGGTTGCGTTGTGCCTGAAGCATCAACGAGCATTCGCCCCGTGAGTGGATTAACCTGTGCTAGACCGATTGATCGTTGTAGCGACACAATAGCCATTCGCATCGCTTCAATTGCTTCGATCAATTCACCCATCGCCTTGATTGGTAACGGATTGCCGTCTGCTGTCTCGTGAGCGATTCCATCGGCTCCGTGAATCATTTTCACACGTTGATACAATACGCCACCGATGTCATCGGCTGCTATCGTTGCCCCTGATCCAGGTGTATATCCTACGTTATCTGCCATATTAACCTCTCAAAATCCAATACGATGTCGCGAATATCAAGCCCCACATTCCCAGCCCGATTGCTAATGCGTTGATGATGCCGCGAGGTGCGTCTAGGTTGCTCATAGCTCATACGCTCCTGATGTTGCGAGACTCGCGGATCTCGTATTCCCATCTAAATCAAATCGAAGCACAGGGGATACTCGATTGTCTGCTGGTGATCCGCTGCTTAGTCGATAGTTGCCGCCACCGGCTCCCGCTAGTGGCCCTGAAGTTGTGCCTTCGTAATCAACAAACAAAGGATCGAGCCTGACAGTTGATGACGTGCCAAACACGCTACCGATGCCGCCGTACTCCTGCGAAAAACTAGACTGTGGACCTGGGACGCTGTTCACTGCATCGGTGAATTGCACAAAATTACCTTGGCTCCCAACTCCGAACAAAGTAGACCATCCGCCGATCCTGCTGCCAGCGTCGGCATAGCCCTCGTTTAGCCCCGCAAAAATATCATGCTTAGTGTTTCTCTGGACGTAAATGTTGCCAACGTCCTTAATGAGTTTTTGCGTTCGGTTGCTTGTTGGCGCCGAGTCGTTGTACCAGAAATTGCATCGGCCATTAGTGTAAAACCCTGCCATCGTGTTATGCACAAAAACACAATGCGTCATGCCAAACGGTGCACTGTCACCCGATAGTCGCAAAACCGGGTTCGATGTTGCCGATATAAACTCGAACACGTTTTGAGCAACTGCAAAGTTAGTGATTTGCGAACTCTGATTGACCTCTAAAACCACCCCAGTCACTCGATAGAATTCGTTGTAGGCAATTATCGATCCATTCGGCGTTCTAGCACCGTGCGACAAATCGCAGTCCTGCTGGAATCTGCAACCGATTACCGACCACGCCTCTACTATCGTTGCAACGTCAGAAGTACACCCGCGAAACCGTCTGCCTTCGGCTGTCGCTGCACTAAACACACCACTTGGGCAGTTGAGGAAATCGCAGCGAACATATTCAACGTAAGTCGCAGTTGATATGGCTGATGCCGTGAACGATCCACCATTGATTGAGCACGATGTAAAGCTAATTCCTGTGTTCGAGCCGGTCACGCTAAACAGCGATACGTTTGCCGTGCGTGCTATTTGCAGCCCTCGAAAATCAACGCGAGCATGCCGAGAGTTCCACGCTGCACCGAACGAGACTGTCACATCCGCAAACGCAACATCGGGATCTCGCGTGATGACAACTCCGCAATTGCTGGTGTATGTACCTGCTAGCGGCGAACCCGAAACAGTATGCGAGCCAGACATAAACCGGACTTCGCATCCATCAGTAAATCCTCCTGTTAAGTTCGTTGCTGCTTTCAGTGCATTGACAGCAGACGCGAGCGTTGCAAATGGATTCGCTTTAGCCGTGGCTGCTGTTGTCGAGACTTTAGTGATTCCTGCGGCTTGGCCATTAACGTCAACAGTCGCGTCAACGCCCGTTGTTGACACGTAAACCAATGGAGGAGTCGATGCCAGCGAAGTATTCTTAACAAACAAAAGCGGAGAAAATCCGCGAGCGTTTTCTGTGCCTGCTGCGCTGTTAGCAATTGATCCTGATGCACCGATCCACGGATATACTTTTGCGTTCGCTGTTATATTTCCAGCGTTAAGTGAAGTAATATCTAGAGTCGTGGCGTGCACAATCACAGGGTTCATGTCCCATCCGCGTGCACTGATTGATGATGCTGAGACAATTGACGTAACTGTTGTTACTCCATCAGTAGCTGTAAACTCAACGCATGCGACTTGCTCACGTGCCCTTGCGTTAAAGTGGAATGCAACGACCTCAAGGTATAGCGAGTTGCCAACAACGCGACGAGTACTGACTCCCCACTGGCAAATTGGGACTGGGCTTGTTTCGGTG